TGCACAGGCGTCAGAATACTTGAGTGTTGGTGGATCATTGAAGGATTGACAGTAGAAGTGTTGGCTGATGCTAGCACTGATGTTATTGTCATGCACTTAGCTGAAAGCCAACAGGGTTATCACAACTTTGAAAAGTTTGGTGGCTTGCCATCAACTTCTTCATACGGCACAAGCCCAACTGGTGATGTAAAATTTACCACAACAGGCTCAGGTGCTGCAGGTGATGCGTATCAAGTTATTCTGAGGGTGGCTAAAGAGTATTAAGGAGGATTCGAATGGCTCAAGTATCTTCAATCAGTAGGGTTGGAACTACAGAGCCATTCGAGCTCCAAATTTCCAGAAGCCAAATCCCGTATCACAGTTCACTTTTCAAATACGGATACAATCCGAACATCATTAATGTCAATGAAACTATCTGGGATGCAGGTGGAATCTACGCATATCCTGCTTCAGCTGTGGCTATGACTGCTACGAGTGCCAGTGGAGCGTCTGATTCAGGCGTTACAGGAATAATTTTTGGGCTGGATGCTAATTATTTAGAAGTTTCTGAGGCTTTCACGCTGAACGGCTCTGGAACCTACACCACTACACAGACTTTTTTGCGTGTATACAGAGCTTACATAACTGGAGGCTCCGCTCCTACAGGAAACATCACAATCGCCAATGGAGGGACAACCTACGCCCAAATAACAGCAGGTGAAAATCAGACCCTAATGGCTGTTTATACAGTCCCAGCAGGAAAAAGCCTGTATGTTTATCAAGGTGTGGCCACTCACGGCACAGGAACATCAGGTGGAGTTTTTATGACTGTTCGTTTCATGGTCAGGAATCCTGGGGAAGTTTTCAGGACAGCAGTCAAAGTTGATGTCTCGGAAGGCGAAATACTTTATCCATTTGCTCAACCTCTGAAGATTCCTGAGAAATCAGATATCGAGGTCAGAGCCATTTGTAACAAAAATCAGGCGAATGCTGTTTCAGCCTCGTTTGACGGAATAATTGTCGAGGAGTCTTTATAATGGCTACTTCAGGAACAGTCGCATTCAGGCCAGATGTTGAAGAAATAATTGCCGAGTCTTTTGAGCGAGTCGGTATGGATGCTCAGAACATGACAGGCTATCAGGCTCTTGCTGCTCGCAGAAGCCTAAATCTTTTATTTAGTGAATTTGCAAACAGAGGAATAAACTACTGGGCAGTTCAAAACAACACTTTGTCCCTGACCCAAGGCACAAGCACTTACACTTTGCCTGCTGGGACAATTGATCTCATTGATGTTGTTATAAGAGAAACAACAGGCAGCACAACAACAGACACAATAGTTCAGCGTATAAGCATATCAGAATACAATCAACTGCCGAACAAGTCTGACACAGGCAAGCCAAGCCAATACATGCTTGATAAACAATACACACCTGTCATGTATCTTTGGCAAGTGCCAGACACAAATAGTTACAGTCTTGTTTATTGGTCAATCAATCAACTTGAAGACATAAGTGCATCAAATCAAGACGCTGACATACCTTATAGGTGGAGCGATTGCATATGCGCAGGGCTGGCTAGCAAGTTAGCACTGAAATATCAGCCTGACAAATTTAATCTGCTCAACCAAGTTTATGAAAGAGCATTTGAATTTGCAGCATCAACAGACAATGATGGGGTGACATTGAGAGTTCGCCCAACAGGATTGAATTTGAGTTAATGGGAAGAGTCAGAAGAGCAAGAGGTATAAGGTCTGTAGCAATAAGCGACATCACAGGGTTTGAAGTCGACTACAAAGATCTTGTCACAACTTGGGATGGCTTAAAAGTTGAGCCAGAAGAATATGACCCAAAGCAACCTCAGCTGACTCCACGCAAAAATGTTTTTGATGCGACTGCATTAAAGAATGCTAGGCCAGATGATGATCAAGAGCCTGTTTTCTTTTTTGTCGGCTACAATTATGCAATCTCAACAGACAGGAATCAACTTCCTCCTGTTGGCATAAGTGGCAAAGGCTCAGTCGGATTCGTAACTGTGGTGACTTAAATGAGGTATGCAAAAGGCACAAAATCTGTAGCCACGAGCGACATCTCAGGCTTCAAAGTTCCTTACAAGTCTCTCAAAAGGACTTGGCAGGGATATTATGTTGAGCCAGAAGAGTGGGATCCAAAGCACCCTCAGCTGACGCCAGCAAAGAATGTCATTGATGCCACAGCACTACTTAACCCAAGACCAGGAAATAACAGACAAGAAGATGCTGAAGTTTTCATAGGCTACAATTACGATCCTTTTTTACCTATTCAACAGAGGCCACCAGTTGGTGTTCCGTCATTTGGGGTCGTTGGCAATACATTTTCTCCAGAGATAGATTTATTAGTCACTGGCGTAGCAGGCACAGGTGCCACAGGAACAATAACTGAATTTGAAACAGATGTTGTTGGTGTAGCAGGAACAGGAGCTCTTGGTGTTTATGCAGCTGAATCAGAAATAACAGAGACAGGCGTAGCAGGCACAGGCAATACAGGCACAGCAGTAGCTAACATTGTTATATCTGTCCCAGTGACAGGTTTGGCAGGAACAGGTGCTCTAGGAACATTCTCAACAGCCACAACAGTCATAGGTTTGGCTGGCATTGGAGCTCTGGGAGCATTCACTCTTGAATCAGAAATAACTGAGACAGGAGTCGCAGGAACAGGTGCACTCGGCACTACACTTGAAGAATCTGAGATAGCCGAAACAGGCGTAGCAGGAACAGGTGCAGTGCACATCCTTGGTGAGTCTGACGGAAGTAGCGTAAGAGTACAAGTTGATGGTGTTGTGGGTGTGTCTGGCATAGGAACTACAGGTAACGAAGTTGCCGTAGCTGAAATAACTGAAACAGGATTAGGTGGTACAGGTGCCATCGGAACAGTCGAGCCAGCCCAAGGATGGGGACAAGGTGGCTGGGGTGAGCAAGGATGGGGGTATGGAATATGAATTATACACAGCTAGTCGCTAACATACAAAACTTTATGGAAGATGACTCAACAGAGTTGTCAAACTCCATTGATCAAATTATTGCTCAGGCTGAGGAGATGATGTTTCAAAGATTGCCAAGATTTCCTTGTTACAGGCAGAGCTCCCCTTTAGCAACAGTTGATGGTCAAGCTGATTATACAATACCAAATGCGAGAATGATCAGGCAGATTGATATTCTTTCTGCTTCTGGGATTTCTTACCTTGATCACAGAATTGATTCTTATTTGCGTGATTATTGGCCTGATGCCACAGCAACAGGAACTCCAAAATATTATAGCACAAAATCTGCTAGCACAAGTGGAATCACTGTGACGCTTGCTCCAACGCCAAATTCTATTATAATAACTAATGTTGATTTTATAGCACCTGAAACTGGGCTTTCTTCAGGGAATGCAAACAGTTGGATAGGTGATCATGCGGAGGCAGTGTTACTTTCTGCTGCACTTTATGAAACTTCTGCTTTTCTTAAAGCACCAGAAACGCTAAACTTATACAAGGGACAGTTTGATGAGGCTGTGCAACTGTTCCAGCAAGAAATGGCACGGAACTATACAGCTGAATATAACGGAGGCATCTAACAATGGCTATTACCCAAGCTATGTGCACCTCTTTCAAAGAGGATCTGTTCCAAAAAGAACAGGATCTTGATACTGATACTATCAAGATAGCACTTTACACTTCTTCTGCGACTTTGGACGCAACCACAACTGCATATACTGCCTCAGGCGAAGTCAGTGGCACAGGTTACACAGCAGGTGGCGTAACTCTGACAGGAGCGACAATCGGCACGAGTGGGACAACTGCTTATGTTGATTTTGATGATCCTGAGTGGACTTCTGCATCATTCACTACTGCTGGTGCTTTAATTTATAATGACACGACTGCTGGTGATAATTCAATTGCTGTTTTAAGTTTTGGCGGTGACTTCACTGTAACAGCAGGAACTTTTCGGATTGTTTTTCCTGCAGCTGGTGCAGCAGCAATAATTCGGATTGATTAAAAAGAGGATATTGACCCATGCCTAGCACTTATTCAACCAATCTCCGACTGGAACTCATGGCTGATGGCGAAAAGTCAGGCACATGGGGAACAATAACCAACACAAATCTGGGAACGCTTCTTGAGCAAGCTGTTACAGGAGTCGCCTCCGTAACACATGATGACTCAGCAAGTTACACCCTGACCACCAATAATGGCTCGACTGATGAGGCTCGTAACGCTGTTGTGCTTATGACTGGCGTTCTTACAGCTGCGAGGGAAGTCATTGTTCCTGATGTTGACAAAGTTTATATCTTCAAAAACGGAACTAGTGGTGGTTATGACCTGACATTCAAAACTTCAGGTGGATCAGGAGTAACAATTCCAAATGGCAGAGCAGCAATTGTTTATGTTGATGCCTCAACAGGAGCTGTCAATGCTATTGACGATGGTTACTTCACTGACTCTATTTTTATAGAAGGCACAGGCACAGGAAACTTCATCACAGCAGAATCAACCAATGCTGGGTCTGCTTCTGGGCCAGACATGAAGATGTATCGGAACTCTGCTAGCCCAGCAGATGGTGATGCAATTTCAAAAATTGTTTTCCACGCTAACACCGATGATGGTGCTGGGGGTGTTTCTGTATCAGATGTTGAATATGCGAACATCGCCGTAACAGCACCAGAAACAAACGAAACAACAGGTGAGGCTGGCAAACTTACAATCAGCCTAAAAAGAGGTGGCACAACTCAAAGTTATATTGAGATTCAAGGTGGCACAAATTCAGACTCTGACAATGACTCGATCATTTTCAAAACTGGTGGCACAGCAGCAATCACAATTGATAACAGCCAACTTGTTACAACTGGTGCAGGTTTAACAGTCGGGACGAACCTAGATGTTTCCAGCGGCACGATTAAACTGGACGGCAATTATCCGACTGGCACAGGCAATGTGGCGTTGGGTGATGCTGCGTTAGATGATGGCAGTTTAACAGGAAACTACAATGTTGCTGTTGGGCTAAACACACTAACTGCATTAACTTCTGGTGGCAATAATACTGCACTTGGTGCTAATGCTGGATTTGCTTCGACTACTGCAGACATGAGTGTTTTCGTAGGCAGGGCAGCAGGTGTTGCTGTAACTACCGGAGATTATAATACAGCAGTTGGAGGAGAGGCATTAAAAGCCACCACCACCGCAAACAACAACACAGCAGTTGGGTATCAGTCACTGTTAGCAAACACGACAGGTGCAAGCAATACGGCAGTGGGTATATACTCGTTAGACGCAAACACCACTGGCACACGCTTAAACGCTTTTGGTGCTTCGGCACTGTCAGCCAACACCACAGCTAGTGACAATGTGGCTTTTGGTAGTAATGCTTTGCTTAGCAATACCACTGGCGTATACAATATAGCAGTTGGTAACTATTCCCTGCGTAATACGACCACTGGCGGTTATAATACAGCACTTGGCCATCAGGCTCTTGACACACAAGTAACTGCGTCCAACAACACTGCTGTTGGATGGAGGGCTGGTTACGACAATACTACAGGCAGCAGCCTTGTAGCAGTTGGGTATGTGGCTCTGCAAAACAACACGACAGGCAACAATAGCGTGGCTGTTGGACGAGGGGCTTTAGGCACGAATACTACCGCCGATAACAACACTGCTGTTGGATATCAAGCTCTTACCTCAAATTCGACTGGTTATCAAAACACCGCAGTTGGGCAATCTGCTTTAGATGCAAACTCAACAGGTATATTTAACACAGGCGTAGGTGCAAATGCACTTGGGTCAAACACCACTGCAAGTAACAACACAGCAGTGGGATATGTGGCACTGTCTGCTAACACTACAGGAGATGGTCTTGTTGCTGTTGGTAGGGGTGCTATGCAAAATAACACTACTGCTGGAGACAACACGGCTGTTGGCTTCAACGCCCTGATCGCAAACTCATTAGGACAAAGAAATGTAGCAATCGGTTATCAGGCTTTGTTGCTTCACGCTCCAACAGTAGCCTCCAATAATTATATGGTCGCAGTGGGTTATGATGCTCTTCGGAACAACACCACTGGCTCTGACAATACAGCAGTGGGTGGGTTAGCCCTAGACGCTTGCACTACGGGGGGTAGCAATACCGCTGTTGGTCGTTCAGCCTTATCCACTCTCACTACTGCTACCCAAACCACAGCAGTCGGTTTTGTAGCAGGGTCTAGTCTTACAACTGCGTCATACACCACCGCTATTGGTTCTCACGCTGGTCAAAATATTTCTACAGGTCAGGGCAATACCGTCGTTGGTCGGTATGCTGCTCAATCAACTACCAGTGGCTCCAACAACACAGCTGTGGGTGCATCGGCACTCACCTCAAACGTTACAGGTGAATACAATACTGCCATTGGACAAGCCGCATTGGAGCAGGCCACTAGCAACAACAACACTGCTGTTGGACGAAATGCGGGGCGTGACCATACAACAGGTCTTTATCTAACTGCGGTAGGTGCAGACGCATTATCCAGCAACACCACAGGTGCAATAATGTTGCTATGGGTAAAAATGCCTTACTCAACAACACCACTGGTGGTTATAATGTCGCCATTGGTGGGTTTGCACTTGATGCTAATACTACAGCTGCTTATTCTGTGGCTGTTGGGCATCAAGCATTGACTAGTTCCACCACCGCATCTGCCAACACAGCAGTTGGGTATCAGTCTGGGTATAGTACTACTACTGGTTTTTATGTTGATGCGCTTGGCTATCGCTCTTTGTATTCTAACACCACTGGTAA